GTGGGTTACAAGAACAATTTACAAATGTTTTAGGAACTAGAAAAGATCCTCAGGTATCAGATTTATATACATGCTTTAAAAGAAATCTAACAAGAGAATGTATGACAGGTGAACTACTGTTTAATAAAGATGATCGTGCTGCAGACCATTTGTTTACAGAGAACGGTCTTAAACCTATAGACAATAAAGCAGTAGATGAAATTATGAGTTTAGCAGGTGTTCGTCTTGCTTTGAAAGGACGTGGTAAAGATCCCTCGACAGGAATAAGAAGGAATGCTATAGTAATAAGGTACGAAGTATAGACACTTAAAAAAGTGGCACACTAAAAGTATGATACTGACTAAAGGCGGTTATAATAATGTCATAGACACAGATGACATGCCCAACAAACACATAGACCACTTAGAAGATATTATTTTTTCTGGTCGTAGGAAGGCACTTGCTGCTGTCAATGACGTTATGAACAAACCTCATATTAGCGTCAAGTGGGATGGTGCACCTGCTATTGTATTCGGCACTAATCCTGAGAATGATCAGTTCTTTGTTGGAACTAAATCTGTATTCAACAAAAGAAAGGTCAAAATTTGTTATTCTTACTCTGATATCGATGAACTTTACAAAGGGGATGTTGCGGACATTCTTCGTTTATGCCTTCGCCACCTTCCTCGCATCGGTGGCATTGTCCAAGCTGACTGGTTGGGGGTCGGTGGGGGTCGTGTTTATTGTCCTAATGTTGTGGAATATCGTTTTCCCCGCCAAGTTCCTGGTCATATTCTCCTTGCTCCACATACTACTTACACAGAGGTCTCTCCAGATGCTGTTGGGGTCAATCATATTAATATTGGTTCTGAGTCTGGTGCTACCTTTTTAGGCACTAACGATTGTTCAGCATATATTGAAAAACTTCCTAAGTTTCAATGGAGAGATTTCATTCTTGAAGTTATGAGAAGTCAAGTTCCTTCAGAAAAAGCACGTCCACATATCTGTAAACACGTTAATAAATACATACGAGAGGGTGAGATGCCTAGTGCTAAAATCCTCCTTAAGTCTTTACCTGATAAATATAAAGGAGAAGTGAATCTTAGCACATTTAAAGTGTGGCATATGATCTCTCAACTGAAACAGCGTCTACTAGACAACATCACTGTCGTTAGTGAAATCGAAACTTATATCGATGGCAAACCTTCTGCTCATGAAGGATTTGTTGTTGCAGGTGAAACACCATATAAACTTGTAGATCGTATGACTTTTAGCAAAGCAAACTTCAATCTTAGTAAATATTGGACGAATGAAAAAGTTTAGTGCTTTCCTAAACGAAGCTCAAAGATCTTTTGCTGCACAAGCAGCAGAGAAACTTAACCTATCGCATGTAGGGTACGGTAAGTATGCCGATGCGTCTGGTAAAGTTACACACTTTAGTAAGGATGGTAAGTTAGTTCCTATAACACAAAAACAAGGAGGGACAGGAACACAAAATGGAGGAGAAGAAACGTCAGGAGGCGAGGGTCAGATCGATAAAGGTAGCATATCTATTACTTTTGGAAGATTTAATCCCCCGACTACAGGACATGAAGCACTCATTAAGAAGGTAGCACAATCTGCAAAACAAAATGGAGGAGAATATAGAATTTATCCTTCAAGAACTCAGGATCCTAAGAAGAATCCATTAGATGCTGGTTCTAAAATTAAATTTATGAAACAGGCATATCCTGATCATAAAGCAAATATCATTGATAATGAAGAGATGAGAACTATCTTTGATGTTCTTACTACAATAGACTCAGAAGGTTATAGTAATGTTGAGATTGTTGTAGGAGGAGATAGAGTATCTGAATTTAATTCATTAGCAACAAAATATAATGGTGACCTATACAAATTTGATGATATTAAAATAACATCTGCAGGTAATAGAGATCCAGATGGAGAAGGTGTAGAGGGTATATCTGCATCTAAGATGAGAAAAGCAGCAACAGATGGAGACTCAGAATCATTTAAGAAAGGACTTCCAAAACCTTTATTAAAAGGTAAAGGTGGAGAAGAACTTTTCAATACGTTGAGAGGAGCAATGGGAGTCCAAGAAGAGTTTGACGACTTCGCAGATGCGTCTGTTCAACTTTATGAAATAGCACCGAAACTAGATCCAGAAGGTCTAAGGGAAGCATACTTTGAAAACAATTTATTTGAGGTAGGAACTTATGTCGAGAACATCAACACAGGGATCGTTGGTAAGGTTGTTAGCAGAGGTAGCAATTATATCATCTATATTGATGAGTCTGATCATATATTTCGCAGTTGGTTAAAGGATCTATGTGAAGTAAATAACATAAAATTCTTTAATTTTAAACCTGCTGGTCTCATGGGTACACCAGAACTTACTAACTATATGAAGAGATTGACACCAGGAGAGTTCATAAAGAAGATAAATAAAAAGGATAAGGCTACTGCAAAACAATGAAACCAAGTTTAACAAGAAATGATTTACCCGATATGTCTGCAGCGTACAATGAAATTTGTAGGTTATCGGAAAAGAAACTTGACCCAGTGGGGAAAGAAGACGGAGATGTAGATAACGATGGTGATAAAGATTCATCAGATAAGTATCTCATGAAACGTCGTAAGGCAATATCTAAAGCAATTAAAAACGAACATCATCAAAAGGATGCTGATGGTAAAGTTATTGAGCATGACGATGAGGAATCACCAGGTACACCTAGTTCAGTAGAAGAAGCTGCAGCACATATTACTGAACTTAGTAAAAAGACTCTGGGTAGTTATGTAAAGAAGGCAAGTAAAGAAACCAGAGGAAACATGATGGCAACACAGCATGGATCTGGTATACCAAAAAAAGCAAAGGATATAAAACTTAAGCAGGTCAGTAAAAGACTGAAGGGTATGGAGAAAGCAGGTGAGAAGATGGCAGAAGAAACAGTAGAAGAGGGTATGGCAACTCCTGAGTCTGGAACTGGTAAGTATTATAATGAGAAAAAACCAACTGATATGCAGAAGGCAAAGAAAGCGAAGATGGATAAGGTTAAGGCACTCACTAATGCAGGTAAGCACAAGGAAGCAAGTGCATTATATAAATCAGAAGAAGTCATAAATGTTCTATCACCAGAAGAACTAGAAAGAGTAGCTCAAATTTCTAAGGAGTATGACGAGAATCTTCAAAAAGAAGGTATGAAATATGGTTTAACTAAAGGAACTGGTAAACCAGGTGGTGCTATGAAAGCATACTTAGATAATAAGGCAAAGAAGTTAGAAGCAGAAAAGAAAAAGCAGAAACCAGAGTATGCTAACAATCCTGCATTTGGCGATCCTTCACATCATTCTAACGCTAAAAAGTGATGCTACTATCATTTAATCAACTACAAGAAAAGAAAAAGACAACTAAAGTTATTATCAATCCTAAGAAGGAAGATGTAATGGAAAAGTCTGATGGTTTGAAAAAGAACCATGGAGAGGATTGTGATTGTCTAAAGTGCGAACAAAAACGTCGTGCAGATGATGTAAATGACGGTCCTGATATTGCTAATGAAGAACTTAAGATGACTAGGAAAGCATATTCCAAGATTCATAAAGACTTCAGAAGTGATATGAAGAATCCTAGAACTACAAAGTACGTGCCAGGCAAAGGAACAGTTTCAATGCCAGTTAAGTTTGTAGAAGAAGGACATAAGTCTTGTGGTGAAGGGCAATACTATTGCTATGATGACAAGAAATGTAAACCTATACCTGAGGGATACAAAGAAGGTAAAGATGGTATGCTAGTCAAGGAAGCAAAGTATGAAGCAGGTGCATCAAACTATGGTAAGATGTCTATCAGAAATAAAAGAGCAGTAGGTTATGGTGGTAATGCTGCACCTCCAGAGGAGAGACGCAAAGCACATGATGAAAGAATGAAGAAGCACAAAGGAATGAAAGAAGAAGTTGAAGGATTCAAACGTTTTGTAGAGTGTTGGAAGACTCATAAGAAAGTTGGTATGAAGATGAAAGGCGGTAAGTTAGTTCCTGATTGTCGTCCTAAGAATGAGGAAAAGAGTTACTACTTAGACAAGGATGCAGAAAAACGAGCACAACAGAAGGCACGGTTTAAGGCACAAAATAAAGAAGCAGCAAAAGAAAGAGCAGCACAAAAAAGAAGATCAGAAAGAAATGCACTTAGAAGACAAGGAAAGTATGGTGCTGTTGGTGGATATTATGTAACCAAACATATGGAGAGAGAAGGAGTAGAGACATATATAAAGAACAACGATCAAAACATTTATGATAGTCAGAAAGAAGTTTCAAACCAAAGCAATCAAAGCAGCAAAAACGAAACTTCAATTTTATCAGAAAAAGATACTGCACTTGACATAGTAAAGAAAAACATCATTGCCAAGTATGGCAAAGGTGCAATCATGAGAAAAGGTAGCAACCAACCTAAGAAGGTTAGGGGTGCAAAGTCCACTGCGGGAACTGGTAAGTATCTACAGAAAGCAAAAGCAAAAGCACAACTCAAATCGGATGCAAAGGAGATGGGTTATGGTGATGATACGAAAGGTTATATAGAGACAAGAGCAAGATACGGTAGTAAAGAAAATATGAAAAAAGGTAAAGGACTTGGAACGTGATAGACGAAACTACTGCCTTAAAAAATGAACTTATTGCCAAAGCTCAGGCAAAACATGGTGAAGTAAAAGCAAAAAGGTATAAGGAAGTAATGGCAAAAGGTAAAGCAGCTAAAGAAAAGTTATACAAAGACACTAAAGAGAAAGGAGTACGCTTCTATGATAAGAAGGGTTCGGGTTACATGAAGGACGGTAAAAAGAAATACGATTAAGAGCCTATATATTCTAGACCTTAATTTAGAATCATGATTGGAAAATTTTTAATGCCACTGGCATACAAAGTAATCGATTCTGCTGTCAAAAAAATACCTGATGATGCAGAACTCGGAGAAAAACTTATAGAGATCTGCCTATTGATCATAGGAAAGGCGGTCAAACTAACCAAAACGACTGCTGACGACGCTCTATTTGAAAAAGTAAAAGAAGCACTCGCTGCTAAAGAATAACTCTTACAGGCGGTTTTAGAGGGGTCTTAGAACCCTTCTTTTTTATAAATACTAATAGGAATTTAACTGACTTAGGAGTATAGAACATGGCACTTTATGGTGTTACCGACGCTGACGAAGCAAAACCGAAGTGGGCGGTGAGAGGAAGTGGTGTAGACCCTTCAAATATCTTTGCAACCTCATCTGGTTGGGTATTGCGTCATTACAAGAACGCTGCTAAAACTGAATATTGGGACGAGATTCTTGTCGCAGTTGATGGTTTAGTCGGTGCAGGTGGTAGAGGAACTAACACTCTTGGTAACGCTGATATTACTGCTGTGTTCTTTGAGGAGTCAACTTACGCTGCTTCTGCAACTGGAACAGTTGTTGTTATCTACAACGAACAAGTTGACGTAACAAATGGTGCAACACTTGTAGTTACCAACACTACAGATAGTGCATCTATTACTGCAACTGCTGCTGGACAGACTTCAACAAACCGTGTTGAATTTACATTCACATGTGCTGCTGCAAGTAAGGTACATACTATTGGTGCTCAGACAATATCTGGAACCATTGTTGACACTGGAACATCAACAGCATCTGACAAGGTATTCGTATTAGGCGATACTATCGGTGCAGGCGGTTCTGGTTCTACTAAGACTATAACTACAACATAATAACTAAATGAAATTTGACGAACTGAATGAGTCTAACTACATTCTGTTCGCCATAAAGCATTATGAAAATCCTCACTGTGTAACCAGAGAGGACTTCGATGAAGATATGAAACGCTTCAAGTATCTGAAAAGACTCTTGAAGCGATATGTGAGAGGTGGTCCGTTGAGGACTCATCTAATTATAAATCACCTCATAATCTTATATAATGTTTTTGGTGAATCAGCGACTCCCTTATTATTCTTTCGATTAGAAAGAGAATATTGGTGTTACTTGAAGACATTCCTACTATTTTTAAATAAATATCCCGTAGGTATGTTACCAAAATTACCTATAGATGATGATATACAAGACGAATTAAAACACTTATGACTTTAATGACTGCTGGTACTGGAGGATTTAGTGGTAGTGCTGCTGCCAAAGGTCCTAATGCGGGTTTTGATCCTGTCATAAAGTTTCGTAAGAAAATTCAGAAAAGAAAGGCGAATGAAAAGTGTTGTGAAGAGGTGAGTGAGTCTAAGGAAAATCCAAAACAACCTTCAAGACTATTTCAATATAAAGTAAATATCCCCGAAGTCGGTGAGACAGTAATCTATGCTAACTCTCCTGCCGAACTTGCTCGTAAATTACGCATGGTCATAGCACCTGCACACAGGGGTAGTATCAGCATAGAAAGAATTCTTCCTGCTAATGCAGCGAAGTTCTTCTACAATAAACGCATGAAACATATGCGTAATGTTCAAGAACAAAACGATGCAGCAATGAAAAATACAATGGCAACCAATAAGATTGCTATAGAGAAGAAAAAGATAATGCTTAAAAAACAAGAATTGCAAAAGCAATTACAAATGAAAACATCTCAGTTGAAGAAGCAGGCAAGAGTGGGAGCAGAAATGGACGCAACTAGATGAGGCAATGTCTGATATTAATTCAGCAATAATAGAAAGACTCGAAAGAGTTGTTGACACTCTTCAAGAAAACTCTGTGAAGATGGGTCAACTTCTTGCTGTACATAACGAAAAACTAGATAAGCAAGACAAAATAGATGAAGTCTTATTTGAGAAGATTGACCGTCTACATTCTGATCTTAATCGTGAAACGAATCAAATAAAAAAGGGGTGCGAACGTGATATACGCAAAGTTGATGACCGTCTCAGACTCATGGAAAAGAAAATGTGGAGCATATTTGGTGCTCTTTCTATTATTTCTTTCCTCGTGTCTCCAATCGGACAGAAATTTATCCAAAAAACAAACTTGACAAATACTTCTAATGCAAGTATGATAGAACTGCCTAAAGCAGATCGACTTGTCTGAATTTGTTGATGCTCATTATGTAAGTTTACTGTCAGGCAGACTAGATAAATTTACAAGAAAAAAGAACGATCTTTACAACTTCCGTTGTCCTTATTGTGGTGACTCTCAAAAGCACCGTAATAAAGCAAGGGGGTATTTTTTTCGTCTAAAATCAGACTTAGTATACAAATGCCACAACTGTGGTGTTGGTAGGACTTTGCCTAATTTTTTAAAGGATCAAGCACCAGACCTCTATGATGAATACATCATGGAGAGGTATAGAAAAGGAACTACAGGTAAAGGATCTTATGTTCCTAAACCAAAATTTAAGAAACCTGTTTTTAAAAAACAAGGAGATCTGAAAAGTATTTCTGATCTAAATAATGAGCACACTGCAAAAAAATATTTAAGTGAAAGACAAATTCCTCGACAATTTTATAAAGAGATCTTCTACACAGAAAGATTCTGTACTTGGGTTAACGAGCAAAAACCATCGTTTGAAAAGGGATCGAAAGATCACCCTAGGATCATTCTCCCCTTCAGAGATCAAAACGGAGAGTGGTTTGGATTCCAAGGAAGATCCCTTAGAGTAGAAGATAAACTGCGTTATATTACTATCATGTTGGACGAGTCTAAGACAAAGGTCTTTGGATTAGACAGAGTTGACTTTAAAAAAAGATCTTATATTACAGAAGGTCCTTTTGATAGTTTGTTTCTTGATAACGCAATAGCTATGGCAGGTTCTGATGTAGATTGGAACTTGATACAAGGTAAAGAAGTTGTTTTCGTATATGACAACGAAAGAAGAAACAAAGAAATCATTGATAGAATGAAGAAGGTAATTGACAAAGGTTATGAAATCGTGATATGGCCAATGAATCTAGAGGAGAAAGACCTCAATGATATGCATTTGGCTAGACATGATGTTAAATCTTTGGTAGAATTAAACACTTACAAAGGATTACAAGCACACATTAAACTCAGCGAATGGAAACAGGTATGACAAAGGAAATCAACGTCACCAAAAGAAATAGAGAGACAACTCCCCTCGACCTTAATAAGGTTCATAGAATGGTAGAACTCGCGTGTGAGGGTCTTGCAGGGGTCTCTGAGTCTGCTGTAGAAATAAACAGTGGTCTACAATTTTTTGATGGTATTAAGACGAGTGATATCCAAGAAATTCTTATTAGATCTGCTAATGATCTAATCTCTCTCGAACATCCTAATTATCAATACGTTGCTGCAAGACTATTATTGTTTAGTCTTAGGAAGGCAGTATATAATGGTCATCCAGACGGGCATCCAGTGCTCCTTGAACACGTTAAAAAGTGTGTTGAGAGTGGTGTGTATGATAAAACTATTGTTGATAAGTTTACAGATGAAGAGTGGGAGAAACTAGACAGTTTCATTGACCATGATCGTGATTACTTGTTCACATATGCTGGCATTCGTCAGGTAGCAGATAAATATCTTGTACAAGATCGTTCAACAGGAGAGGTCTATGAGACTCCTCAGTTCATGTATATCATGGTTGCTGCAACTCTCTTTCAAGATGACGATAAATTTTATAGACTAGATTACATTAAAAAGTATTACGATGCCATTTCCAAACACAAACTCAACATCCCAACACCAATCATGGGGGGAGTCAGAACCCCAATCAGACAGTTTGCCTCATGTGTTCTTGTTGATGTTGATGACACCCTCGATAGCATTTTTAGCAGCGACATGGCTATTGGCAAATATGTTGCACAAAGGGCGGGAATCGGTATTAACGCAGGTAGAATCCGTGGGATCAACAGCAAAATCAGGGGTGGAGAAGTTCAGCACACTGGGGTTGTCCCTTTCCTCAAAAAGTTTGAAAGCACTGTCAGGTGCTGCACTCAAAATGGCATCCGTGGTGGATCAGCAACTGTCCACTTCCCAATCTGGCACCAAGAAATCCAAGATATAATTGTTCTTAAGAACAATAAAGGTACAGAAGATAACAGAGTAAGAAAACTTGACTATAGTATTCAGTTAAGTGAACTTTTTTACAAGAGATTCATTCAAGATGGAGAGATAACTTTATTCTCACCACATGACGTTCCTGATTTATTTGATACATTTGGTTTACCAGAGTTTGATGCATTGTATGAACAGTATGAAGCAGACGAGTCTATTCCAAAAACTACTATAGGTGCACAAGAACTTATACTTGCTCTCTTAAAAGAAAGATCAGAAACAGGTCGTCTATACTTGATGAATATAGACCACTGTAATAGTCACTCATCATTTAAAGACAAAGTTAGTATGAGTAATCTATGTCAAGAGATAACTCTACCTACAGATCCTATCCAACACATAGATGGATCAGGTGAGATTGCTTTGTGTATCCTATCTGCTATCAATATTGGTAAGATTAATAGATTAGATGAACTTGACGAACTATGTGAATTAGCAGTTAGAGGACTAGATGCATTGATTGATTATCAACAGTATCCTGTTGCTGCTGCTAAAGCAAGCACACTTAATCGTAGATCACTTGGTATAGGTTATATTGGTTTAGCACATTATCTTGCTAAGAATGGTGCTAAGTATGACTCAGAGAAAGCATATGACTTAGTTCATAAGTTAACTGAGAGATTTCAGTTTGCATTGCTACATGCATCATGCCAACTTGCTATGGAGAAAGGACCTTGCGGATATTTTGGAAAGACAAAATATGCTGATGGAATTTTACCCATAGATACATATAAGAAGGACGTAGATGAAATAATCTCTAATGACCTATCATGTGATTGGGAGCATCTCAGATCTCGGATTCAGCAGTACGGACTCAGGCACAGCACGTTGTCCGCACAGATGCCTTCGGAGAGCAGTTCCGTTGTGTCAAACGCAACAAATGGAATCGAACCACCTAGAGATTTCTTGTCCGTTAAAAAATCAAAGAAAGGACCCCTTAAGCAAATTGTTCCGTCTTTTACTACGCTAAAGAACAACTACACATTGTTGTGGGATATGCATAGTAATGAAGGATACATTAATGTAGTCGCTATTATGCAGAAATTCTTTGATCAGGCAATCAGTGGTAACTGGAGTTACAATCCAGAGAATTATCCTGACAATGAAGTTCCTGTTTCAGTAATGGCGAAAGACTTCCTTACCACATATAAGTATGGTTGGAAGACATCTTACTATCAAAACACATACGACTCCAAGAAAGATGGAGACGATGAACCCTCTAATAATGTTGACCAGTTGATTAACGAACTACTAACTACTACCGAGGAAGAAGATTGTGACAGTTGCAAAGTCTAAAAACGTAGATGGAATGACCGTATTTAACAAAAACAAAGTAAACACAAAAAAACAACCAATGTTCTTTGGACAACCACTAGGAGTTCAAAGATACGATGAATACAAATATCCAGTATTTGATAAACTAACTCAACAACAACTAGGATATTTTTGGAGACCAGAAGAGGTTTCATTACAAAAAGATAGATCAGATTATCAAACATTAACACCAGAACAAAAGCATATCTTTACTTCTAATCTTAAGTATCAGATCATGTTAGACTCTGTACAAGGACGTGGTCCTGGTATGGCATTCATTCCTTACTGTTCTCTACCTGAGTTAGAAGCATGTATGGAAGTCTGGGGTTTCATGGAAATGATACACTCTAGATCATACACATACATAATCAAGAATGTATATCCTGATCCTAGCGAGGTCTTTGATACTATACTAGATGATGAGAACGTCATGGAACGTGCTTCATCTGTTACAGCATCCTATGATGACTTTATTAATCATGCACATGAATATGATAACTGTCAGATGTGGGATCTAGCTAGAGGCGGTCACCCCACTGGAACTTATGACAGACGAGAACTCAAAAAGAAACTGTTCAGAGCAGTCGCTAACGTCAATATCCTCGAAGGTATTAGATTCTACGTTAGCTTTGCTTGTTCATTTGCCTTTGGAGAAAATAAACTTATGGAAGGATCAGCGAAGATTCTATCCTTAATTGCCAGAGACGAAAGTCAACACTTAGTTTTAACACAGAACATACTGAAGAAATGGGCAGATGGAGATGACCCAGAGATGCAAGAGATCTCTCAACAATCAAAAGAAGAAGTCACTCAGATGTTCAAAAAGACAGTTGATGAAGAGAAAGCATGGGCACAGTATCTTTTCAAACAAGGTAGTATGATCGGTTTGAATGATAAATTATTGTACAACTATGTTGAGTGGATTGCTAACAAGAGAATGAAAGCAATAGGTCTAGATCCAATCTATGATATACCTGCTAGAAATAATCCATTACCTTGGACTCAGCATTGGTTAAGTTCTAAAGGACAACAAAACGCACCACAAGAAACGGAGATTGAAAGTTATGTCGTCGGAGGAATCAAACAAGATGTCAAATCAGACACCTTCGCAGGATTCGCCCTCTAACACAGAGTGGTTAGATAAAGTTTATAACGACTTAGTTGAGTCTGGAAATGACTATGGTCCTAATGTAACTGATATGCTTTGGGCAACTGCTCGAAAAGAAGCACAACAAAGACTACATGAAGACATGAGAAAGTTAAAAAAAGATAAAGATAACGGTTAAGATACGGTAAATTGTAACAACGTGAACATCATTTGTCAGGAAACTATGATATAAATATAGGTATAGGGAAACCTATCGATTACGTTCATCCAATGCAAGGACTAGCATTACTGGTATTACTCCTCGCTGAACATGATCCTACCCATTGGGAAATGTCGTGTGCAGAGTGGAACCAAAACAGGATTGAGATATTGAGTGATCAATATCACACACCTGATGCTAAAGAGTATCTTATAGATTACTTTTATACTAAAGTACCAGACAAAGATTGCGAAGTTTATAACATTGGACGCAAGTAAGTCGCGGAACGGAGCGTTCATCCCATTTTACTATGATTCCAATTCTAATTGCTACTAGCATTACCTGTGCCGACATTAACGATTTGGTAATTCGTGCAAACGAGTATCCAGATATTACTACAGAGCATAGGCAAGAAGTTATTGATCTCTATCAAGACTTTGGTAAAAGACAAGGACTAGATTGTGAATGGGACGCAAACGGCTAAAGGAACGGGGCTAAAAATCCAACTACTTTAGGAGAAAAAAAATGACTGTAATTACTTACAGAGGCGTTAAGTATAACGCTGAAGAATATAAGGCAAAAGTTCTTGCAGAGCAAGAGCAAAACAGAAATCACGAATTAATGTATCGCGGTATTCCCGTGAATCGTAAGTTCGCTTCTCAGTCTTAATTTCAACTCATAACAGGAGAACACAATGTTAAGGATCAAGGTAGGTTGGAATTACGACCTTCCAGAATTCGATCCTGAGAAGCACGATCCAGATAGAACTTTCGCATTCTTGACATATCGTGGTATACATTACGCTAAATGGGTTTACTTAAAACTCTCTTTTCAAAGAAATTCAATAGAATTATCTTGAAAAGTATTTCAAGCAAATTCTAATTCTTGGAAGATCACATCTTAATTTCAACACAGAATCCCTACTCCTTTACGAGTGGGGATTTTTTTGGTATAATAAATATGTTTAACTATAAGGAGAGTCATGAAAATTTTTCTAGACTGCTCTGATCCCGAACTCATTGGACAGGCATTTGAGACAGGACTTATTGATGGTGTAACAACTAACCCGTCTTTAATGTTGAAAGCAGGTGAAGATCCTAAGGAAATTCTAGCGGAGATATCCTCTATATTCCCATGGAATGCATCTGTATCTGCAGAGGTAGTAGGTGATACTGCTGATGAAATGCTGTCAATGGCAGAAGATTACATCGAGATCGGACCGAATATTACAATCAAAGTTCCATGCACTTTTGAAGGATTAAAAGCATGTCACGCATTAACTAATGATGAGGTTAATGTAAATGTAACTCTTGTATTTGATGCAGCACAAGCAATACTTGCATCTAAAGCAGGAGCAACATACGTTTCACCTTTCGTAGGAAGGGTATATGATCAATCATTCGATGGTATAGGACTCATCGAGGAGATCTCAGATGTGTTTGCAACACATGGTAGAGATACAAAAGTTCTTGCAGCGTCTATCAGAGAGACATATCAAGTCGCCAAAGCTTTTAAAGTTGGTGCTGATATTTGCACTATCCCAATTACAATATTCCATAAGATGTACAGACACATCTTAACAGACAAGGGATTAGAACTCTTTGACAAAGATTGGAAAGAACTTCAAAAATGTCTGAAGAAATAAATCGTAGATATCCTCCCTCAGGTAGAGGGCAAATGAAAAAGATCGATATCGAACCTAGGATCTTCAGACTAAAGCATGAACTCTATAATCAACATGGCGGTGCATCAAATGATTGGAAAGCAGGAGCACACTATTCACTTGATAGAGTATTACAAATCCTACAAGAATACTACTCATGAAAAAGAAAAATCTCAAAACACTAATACAAGATCTAGAACTTGCCATAGCAGAGTTAAAGTCTGAAGTTTATTCAGACCCCTCTGCGTATCGTATAAGTAGTGATAGCGACCTCACTACATCATATCGTGACATCAACGACGAAGAAGCACTCTGCGATTGATTATGAAAATCCCTGGTTATATAAAGGTTCAGATTTCACTTCTGACAGTATTGATGATTTCTTCGGTTTCGTCTACTGTATTACAAATACTAACAATGGGCGAAAATATATTGGAAGAAAATACTTCTATGCCTTTAGGACTCCAAAGGGTAAGAAACGAAAAGTAAAGCAAGAATCTGATTGGAAAAAGTATTATGGATCTTGCCCAGAATTAAAAGAAGATTTAAAACTGTACGGAAAACTACAGTTTAAAAGAGAGATGATAAGCCTACATAAAACGAAGGGTCAATGCAACTATGAGGAGACCCGACAACTATTTTACCACAATGTACTTACGGAGGCTAATGAACATGGCACACCTAAATTCTACAACAGCAACATTCTCGGCAGGTACATGCGTAAAGACTATTTCAATGCTTGACAGAACCTAATACTGGCAGTATAATCTGGATCAGTAATATGGTATCCTCCATGAATAGTCTCTACGATGACGTTAAAGATATGACGTTTGATGAGATATATCTAGACATTTTAATAGATCAAATTCACGACCTTGCTTCAAGGTCTGTGGAGGATGATGGTTCGACTCCTTCCTGATTCGTTCCCTTCGGGGATTAACCATCATAAGGTAAAGACAATGAGCACAGAACAGAAGTTTTCGTCTGTCATGGACATCCTAGAGGATGCTGTTGACAGAAAAATTGTACTTGACATACAATATCCTTTGATTTATAATCAAGTAGTTAGATTCTACGAGGATAGGGGTGTTCAACTCTATGGTGATGTAGATGAGGATTATGAAATCCTTTTATCTAAACTTGAAGCAGACCTTTTTTATTATGAAACTTGAAACAATCCTTGAGCGACATCCATATCGCTATGTGAAAGTCGGAAAACTAGATAATGGATTTCCTGACTATCGGATTCAAAAATTTAATGATTACAGTAGGAGATACAATGACATGTATCTCTTAGACAATAGCGTCCAACTGGATTATGCTATAGAGGACTTTGAATATACAAAGTGGCTCGATCCTGATCCAGAAGTAGGTGCTTACATAAAGGAAAATTAATGACCACACTAATCATTGTAGTAGTGCTCATTGCAGCAGCAGGTGCACTAATACGATACTACGACCCCCATAACTAAACACATGGATACAGTACTAACCGATTCTCTTAGAGCAGAGTTAAAACAACTCATTAACGAAGTTTTAGATGAGAGAGAACTTCAAGTAAAACTTAATGGTCCTTATGATTTCCCAGAATATGATGGGGACATTAGTATAAATACGTCAGGTCAGGATGTCATAACATTCTCCTAGTCTTTGCCAATAGACTTTAAACTAGATGGTTTTCAGCGAGATCGACATTAAATATTCCGTCGAACTATTGCTACTAAAGGGTTATGCTAAACACATAACCCTTTTTTATTGGTCTTATAAGAAATTTTTATATGACAAACCTCTTGACAAATGTAAAGATATTATATATAATTGTAACAGTTCTTTACAAATAGTAACATGACAACAGTAACTGAATCAGGTGGAAGGCAAAACATCTACAGTGTTGAACCAAAACCTTATCTAGATGAGAACTATGAGGGATACGGTCCTAATGCCGAGAAACTCAACGGTCGTCTTGCTATGGTAGGACTCGTAGCAGGTTTTATATCATACGCTACTACAGGTAGTTTCTTCTTCGGAGGAATCTTAGGATTCTAACGATGAAATTTATTTCACAATTCACAATTAACAAACAAGAGGACACAATCATGACTCCAGAAGCAGAAAAGTTTAACGGTTGGATGGCAATGCTAGGTTTCGTAGCAGCACTAGGTGCATACGCAACAACAGGTCAAATCATTCCTGGCATATTCTAATGAAAAGTTATCCAGTACCGCTCAAAGTTGTGCCATACATCTTCATGGTGGCACTGGGCACAAGCACATTATTAAACACATACACTTCAACCTTTGTATAATCATGACAAACAAAACAAAAACAATCGAAAAGGAAAAGGTATTTGCAGAGAAGCTTAATGGCAGATTCGCAATGCTTGGCATCATAGCAGGTCTAGGTGCTTACTTAACAACAGGACAAATCATACCAGGTTTCGTATAATGAAACATTGGATATTCGCAGAAAAACTTAATGGCAGACTTGCCATGATCGGTTTCGTAGCAGCAACAGTTAACTATGTGTTATTTGGAGAAATAGCACCAGGCTTCTTCTAATGTTAGAAGTAGTAGGTGGTCAATCGACTATTCTAAAAACTTTTATCTTTCCATTTATGCCTGTCATATGTGTATTTTTAGTAAGTTTTTTAATGCTTGATGACCTTAAAGATGACGATGATGACGATCAAGGTGGCGGTCTAATGTCGCCTGTTTATAATTACCTTCCTCAGGGCACATAAGTTTTAGTATCAACAAATACAAAGAATTCCTTTAGTTTTGTGATAAATTCTTAGGTGTTGAAATTATGGAAGAAACAAATGCCAAACCCCAATGCTCTTTACGAAGATATGGAGACACTTAATATGCTTTATGAAGAGATGATGTGGGATCCAGATTCGGAGTTGGAATTTAAAGCGGACTATGCAAACAATCAGATTATAATAAGACAGAAGGAGGAGAGTTAATCTCCTCTTTTTTTATACATAATAATATGAGTATGACAAAATTATTATGTCCGCAGACAAAGAAAACAACATCAGATGGGTAGCAACACGCAAGGTAGATGGAGAAATAGAATACCTTGTATCCCATACAACATGGTCACCTAACAAGATATTTGCTAAGATATTTGATACAAAGACACAAGGTGCCAAGTACATGAGAGAAGTAGGATTCAAAGGAACTGTTAGGAAATATCATTAAACATTGACGTTAGTTTCAAAGTAGTGTATAGTGTCTATAAATATTACTATACACTCTATGTTTGCTATTTTAGGTGACGCTGCTAATGCGTACAATGCTATCTCATGGGAAGATTCAATCCCATTTGTTCTTTGTCTTATTGCACTTTACTACATCAAAGTAAGAATTGATGCTAGTGTAGGACTTGGAAAGAAAAAATCAAAAGAGTTAAAAAGAATTATCGTTGACGCAATAGTAGAAGGACATCAGCAAGCACATAGATCTTAACCAATCAATGTATGACAATCAAAGCATCAGACAAATTACCTTATGATGAATGGTTTGATGATAACCCTTTAAAGGGAACAAAATATATCGAAGAAGCTGTTTACGAATCATGTGACATTTCTATACATCAACAGATGTATGATTTCTGCACAAGAATGATCGGAAAAATAGGAGGATCAGAGAATAGGTATTGATACTCAATAAGCAAACCTTATAACAATCATTAAGGAATGTTATATATTTTACCCCTTGACAAGGTTACAAAACTTCATATATAATATATGCAACGGTGAGGGAATCCTCACTTTTTTTTATCTCAACTGCTTTAACCGAGACCTATGAGCAGTATAAGCAATAGTCTCTCATATCCGAAAGTGAAGGATTTTCGGAAATAAGTTTCGCTTCAAACCTTGGAAGCCCTACTTAAACGTCTTACTAATGACAACTTCAAACTTAACCCGCACCAGACAGGGTGGTCTACTACAAGGTTGGCCAGAATTCTGTGAATGGGTTACATCTACAAACAACAGAATCTATGTTGGTTGGTTCGGTGTACTCATGATCCCATGTTTGCTCACAGCAGCAGCATGTTTCATCGTAGCATTTATTGCTGCACCTCCTGTCGATATTGACGGAATCAGAGAACCAGTAGCGGGTTCTTTCATGTATGGTAACAACATCATTTCTGGTGCTGTAGTTCCATCTTCAAACGCTATAGGTCTACACTTCTACCCTATATGGGAAGCTGCAACTGTCGATGAATGGTTGTATAATGGTGGTCCTTATCAATTAGTTATTTTTCACTTCCTTATTGGAATTTCTGCTTATATGGGCAGACAGTGGGAACTATCATATAGATTAGGAATGAGACCATGGATCTGTGTAGCATATTCTGCTCCAGTATCTGCAGCATTTGCTGTGTTCTTAGTATACCCATTTGGTCAGGGATCTTTCTCGGACGGAATGCCTCTAGGTATATCAGGAACGTTCAACTTTATGTTCGTGTTCCAAGCAGAGCACAACATACTAATGCATCCCTTCCATATGGCAGGTGTAGCAGGTATGTTCGGTGGTAGTCTCTTCAGTGCAATGCACGGTAGCTTAGTTACATCTTCTTTAATAAGAGAAACTACAGAAACAGAGAGTCAAAACTAC